CATCTCCACAATCTGCATTTACCGTATCTAGTGTTACTAGTTCTACTATTTTTGTTACAAATACCGGTCCTATTGGATTTGCTCATACTTATGTGAGTGGTGGTTTAGTTGGACCTCTACAAATGGAGTTTATTTGTAGTATTTTAGAAAATAATATTGCCGCATAATTATGACAAAAAAATATCTAACTGGAAGAGTTGAAAGAACTCCACAAACTGATTTAACGACTGATAGATACGAATATATTGGTTTAGAACAAACAGAACCAAATCTTGGCGATCCTCTGGTTGGTCCGTCTTCTATTGGAGCAAAACCTGTTCCTCCTGGACAACAATATATTATGGTTACAACCGGAGTTCCCGGAGAACGTTATTGGATCCCAAATCAAGGTGGTATTATACCCGGAACCATTAGTATTTTTAATGAAAATACTGCAGGACCAGCACCAGAAGGATTGGTTGGTGGTCTTAGTAGCACCACACAATTAGTTTTTATTGGAAATGCAATTAATGCGATAGGATTTTTAAATTATGATGGATCCAATGCACCAAATGTTAATATAACAGTATCTCCTCCAGGAAATGATGGAGAGGTGTTATTTAAAGACCTTGGTGATTTTGCAACATCGCAAAAATTAGTTTTTAATAGTTCTGTTGGAATATTAACGATTGGAAATGGACTAAATGTTGGAAGTGGTGGGACTATATTTACTATTAAACCAACTGGATTGATTGGTATTGGAACTTCTTCTCCAACACAAGAACTGCATATACAAGGAGACCTTAGACTTACCGGAACCGTATATGATTATGTTAATAATCCCGGAAATACGAGTGATGTATTGATTAAAAATAATTTTGGTGGATTGACCTGGGTTAATCAATTATCAATTCGTGCTGGTGCCGGTGGAACCTATCAAAATATTCAATATCACAATTCTGTTGGGTTAGTTGATGGTGCTGCTACTTTTGTTTTTGATGAAGTTAATAATCGTGTGGGTATTGGAAGTACTCAACCTAAAGTTACACTTGATGTTTTGGGAATATCAAGTTTTACTGGCAGTACTACTATTGACAATCTTAAGGTTGGTGTTGCAACCATAGGCACTCTTGGTGTTACTGGTCTTACAACAACCAAAGATTTAAACGTAACCGGTATTGCAACCATAGCAACCTTAGGTGTTACTGGGCAGACTACAACTAAAGATTTAAGTGTTACTGGAATTGCTACTATAGCAAAGTTGGGAGTTACTGGTCTCACAACAACAAGAAATCTTGAGGTTATTGGTGTTTCAACTTTTAGGGATAAAGTAAATATTATAGGTGATTTGGGTGTTACTGGTCTTACAACAACTAGAGACCTTACTGTTAATACTCTTGCAACCATAGCAAAACTAAATGTTACGGGGCAAACTACAACTAAAGATTTGAGTGTTACTGGTGTTGCAACCATTGGAAACGTCAAAATTCAGACAAATACAGTATTTACCACAACTGGAAATCTTATTTTAGACTCAAGTGCCGGAACAACTCAAATAAATGATGCTCTTTATATTAATGATTCGACACCATCAACAACTAAAGATACCGGATCCATTATTACTGAAGGTGGTGTTGGGATTGAAGGTAATCTTAATGTTGGTGGAATAGTTAAGTTAGCAACCTCTGGTGGAATTACAACTACCGGTGGTGATTTATATGTTAATGGCGATTTATATACAACTAAAGATCTTTATCTTGATGAAATTTTTGCCAGATATGGAAAATTTACAGAAAATTTAATTGTCCTTGGTTCGATGGGTGTTGGTACAGATACTCCATTAGACAAACTTGATGTTCGTGGTGCCATAACGGGCGTTACTAATATTAAGGCATCTGATAATGTTACTAACATTACTTTGACTTCTGGTACTCTAACTACTTTTGCCGGAGATATTAAAGTTGGTGGTAATGATATACAGTCCTCTGGTGGAACAACCGCAATTAGTCTAAGTGGTGCTAATGTTAATGTTGCAAATGAATTAACTGTTACTGGTAATGTTATTAAGTCAAATAGTGCAACGGCACTTACCTTGAGTGGTGCTAATGTTAATGTTGCAAATGAATTAACTGTTACTGGTAATGTTATTAAGTCGAGTAGTGCAACAGCAATTACTTTAAGTGGTGCTAATGTAACAATTCCAGGTAATCTTAATGTTAATGGTAATGTAACTCTTGGTGATCTCAATACTGATACTGTTACTTATAATTCTAGAGTTGGAAGTGGTATTACACCATCAGTAAATAACGCTTATGATTTAGGTTCTAGTGCTCTTAGATGGAAAAAAGTTTGGGCTACTGATTTTGAAGGTAAATTTATTGGTACTGCAGATCAGACTGACTTAGTTGGAACCGCAACGACCACAGGAACCGGATCTTATTATCCAACGTTTGTCGACTCTAATAATAGTCCTGCTGCCTATGAGGCATTATATACCGATAGTGGTATTTCTTATAATCCCTCAACCAATTTACTTTCCTTAACAGACTTAATCGTTTCTGGAACTTCTACATTTAATGGTAATGTAACTCTGGGGAATGCCACTAGTGATACTGTTACTTATACCTCTAGGATTAATTCTGATGTATTACCATCCGCAAATAATACTTATGATTTAGGTTCTAGTGCTCTTAAGTGGAAGAAGGTCTGGGCTACTGATTTTGAAGGTAAATTTATTGGTACTGCAGATAAAAGTGATCTTATTAAAACAGTATCTACCGCAACAAATGCTTCATTCTATCCAACCTTTGTAGACATTAATAACAGTTCTGCTGATTATGAGGCATTATATACCGATAGTGGTATTTCTTATAATCCCTCAACCGATTTACTTACTGTTGGTAAAATTAAACCAACTCAAATTTTAGACTCATCTTCAGGAACCGGAACTAATAATTATGTTTTAACAGCAAATGGTTCTGGTGGTTGGACTTGGCAAGTTGCATCAACTTCCGGCGGTAATGCCGCAATTGCCGGAATTACAATTCAGGAAGAAGGAAATACTGTAGGAACTGCTTTAGGAACTCAAATTGTTAATTTTGTTGGAATCCCTGTTACGGCGACCGCTGGTCCTGCAGGAACAGCAACCATAACCTTCACTCAACAAGTTGGTCCTCAAGGTCCTCAAGGTGCTCAGGGAAATCAAGGTGCTCAAGGAAATCAAGGTGCTCAAGGTGCCCCCAGTACAGTTCCAGGACCTCAAGGTGCTCAGGGAAATCAAGGTGCTCAGGGAAATCAAGGTAATCAGGGAAATCAAGGTAATCAGGGAACTCAGGGAAATCAAGGTGCTCAAGGAAATCAAGGTGCTCAAGGTGCCCCCAGTACAGTTCCAGGACCTCAAGGTGCTCAGGGAAATCAAGGTAATCAGGGAAATCAAGGTGCTCAAGGAAATCAAGGTAATCAGGGAACTCAGGGAAATCAAGGTGCTCAGGGAAATCAAGGTAATCAAGGTAATCAAGGTAATCAAGGTCCTCAAGGTGCTGCTGGATCTGGTATTAATGCTGGTAGCGCAAACCAAGTCATTTATAAAGACTCTAATAATAATCTTGCTGGAAGTTCTAATTTAATTTTTGATGGAACCAACTTATCCTGTGGTGGTAATATTACTGCATATTATTCTGATGAGAGACTAAAGGAGAATATTACCACAATTCCAAGTGCTCTTACAAAACTTCTTACACTAAGAGGAGTTACTTTTAATAGTAATAAACTTGCTGAACAATATGGATATATTGATAAAGAAGAGCAAGTTGGAGTAATTGCCCAAGATATTGAAAAGGTATTGCCACAGATTGTAGTTCCTGCTCCATTTGATGTTCTCACAGATAAAGATGGAAATAAATATTCAAAGAGTGGTGAAAATTATAAAACAGTTGATTACCCTAAATTAATTCCTCTGTTAATCGAAGCAATCAAAGAACAACAAGAAATAATTGTAGATTTGCAAAATAGATTAGAAATTTTAGAAGGTAACTAAAATGTCAATACCAGGATACACGGTCAGTCTTTTAGATATTGAGAATGAATTTGGTGGAAGCGGTTCGATTGCGATAAATGAATATTGGCGTGATCCTTCGGACTTGGTTGAGAGTTCTTCTTATGTTAAGACTAAGAGTCCTTATGGAGATCATCCAAATACTTCAAATATTCCTACTCCGGGGCAAATTGATTTTGCTCAATTTCGTAATTCATATTCTTTACTAGGATTTAATAGGTACTTAAGTGGTGCTTATGGATATTCTCTTCACTTTTATACTTCTAAGCCTCTTGGTGAGTTTTTAGGTGCGCCCAATTATTATAATTTAGATCCTAATCCTGGAGGTGAAAATTATTTTTATATTCACGGTGGTCCTGTGTTTCCAAATACCACTGCTCTTCATCGTTTTTTTCAAGGTAGTCAAGAGAACGGCGCAGGTGGACCTCATTTATTCACCACAAATTACTCTGAAGGTGCTAATGCTCCTGGATTTAGTTATGAAGGAATAGTAGGATATGTTTATACTTATCAGGCACCAAATACACAACCAATTTATCGAGGAACTAGTAATGAAGGAGACTTTTTATATACTTATGATTCGAATGAAATTAATAATGCCGGTTATCAGTATAATGGAGAAGCGTTTTATGCATTTACAAGCACTAATTGGTGGTAATATCGATATTGTGTTATAATACCTTATATATTTTATTAGTAATTTTATGAAAGTCTGTCATGTAGTTTTTTCTACTAATAGATTGGAGTTTTTAGAAAAAACATTCGAAGCAAATAAAAAATTTGATTTTACTGGGTTGGAAGTGCATCATCTGTTTATTGATGATTATCCACTAGGAAGAGATAATGATACTTTATCTGAATTTGTAACATTACATGGATACGATGAAATTATTTTACATAAAGAAAATTTAGGAATTACTAAAACTTGGCAAGAATTTTTTGATATTATTAAATATAGAGACTATGATTATATTCTACATCATGAGGATGATATAGAATTATTATATCCTATTAAAGTAATGGATTTGATAGAAATTCTTCAGCAAGACAATACATTATCTCAAATACAATTAAAAAGAAATAACTGGTATAGTCATGAGACTGAAGAAATTGGACCTAAGGAAGATGATGTAATTTTTAAAGATTATAGATATGAAAAAGCAACTTCATACTTTTGGATGCTTATGTCATTATATCCTGCATGGATTGCTAAAGAACCTATTCTAAGTGAAACTGGACACAACCCATCTGAAAGTGTTATTGCCAACTATTTGAAAGACAAATACAATATCGGAGCAGGATTATTAAAAACCAAAGATGGTGATATGATGGTCAATCATATAGGGGACTATTTTCATGGAAAAAGAGTTGCAAAAGATGAACCTGGATGGGATCAGAATGGTTTTAAATATATTGATCCAAATCTAAAGTATTGTTCTAGAACTGGAAAAACATTAACTAATAATATGCATGTAAATTTGATTGTGGTTGATAATTTTTATAATGATGTAGATTCAGTAAGAGAACTTGCTCTTTCGCAAGAATTTTCTGTTCGAGGCAATTATCCGGGATTAAGAACTAAATCATTTTTGACTGATAGTACTAAAGAAGTTATTAATTCACTAGTTTTATATGCTAGTGGGGGGGTAACTGATTGGTTATTAGGTGAAAATAATGATGAATACACTGGTGCTTTTCAACTATGTACTGCATTAGATAGAACTTGGATTCATTCTGATTATAATAATATGTGGTCTGGGGTTTGTTATTTAACTCCAAATGCTCCATTAAGTAGCGGAACAGCATTTTATAGACATAAGAAAACTGGGAATACAAAATCGATAGGAATTACTGACTTTGGGGAAGATTCCCAAGACTATACGAAATGGGAAATAGTAGACAAAGTGTCGAATGTTTACAATAGACTTATTCTCTTTAGAGGTAATCTATTTCATTCTTCTTTAGATTATTTCGGGAGTAATTTGCAAAATGGCAGATTATTCCAAACATTTTTCTTTAATACTAAATATTAATTTTCAACCCCTTGACACCACTCCCAAACCGTGATATGATGATCCAGTAATCAAAAAACCCCCAAATGCCTTTCAACACCGAAGAAGTTCTGACACGCTGCGTTGTGGATACGCTTGCTAAAAAGTTTTATTTGTATTCGAGTGAAGGTGGAGAAAAAACTGTAAATTGTGAGACAATAGATCAATTTATGAATGTTTTAGAAGTTGTTCGTTCCCGTGTTGATGAGAGTTCT